GTGCACCTTGGTGGAAGACCCTATTCCACCTTTTCCCCCGGAAGAAGTGCCTGTGGCGAGAGTACCATTGGTGGTTTATGAGTGGGAAGGTCCAATGCGATGTGTTCACACAGAGTTGTGCCCATGTAATTTAAGGTTGAAATTTAGGCCTTCGTTGCAAATTGAGTCAATCCTGATACCGCGCGTAGTGGAAAATCGGATACGAAGTGCTGAGGAAATGATCCAATTAACCGTGTCACATATGGAGTCGTTATTTATAATTCGAAATAATGTGATAATACAGAAGTATCAAGGATTATCACAAGATATTAAGATACGGAATGCAATAAAAGCTACAGGGTATACAAATATTCACGAAATTCTGGCTCCGGCAACTAGGACTGTCACTGCTGAGGATGATCCACTACAGATCCCTACTCGTGAGGTGGAACGAGCAGTGCGTCTTGCAGACATAGAGGTGTACCGTGAGTTATATGGGATAGATAAATCTTATGTGTGGTATTCCAAAGAAGTGTTTCGACCCCTTCCTCAAATGTCAAATTATAAAAGTGAAAGGGATGGGAAGGAAGTTCCCTCACTTTTAGCATTGGTGTTGAGATCGCACTCTAATTATAATAAATCGTTTGGAGGCACTAATGGACGTCCACATGTTATCTCAGCTATGAGAGGAATGGAAGATGAAAAAGTTGTCAGAATAATTGCAAAACACAGCAGACCAACAGATGTTATTACGGACAATTTAAAAAAAGTAATGACACATGTGCCGGAAGCCCTTGACTATCTGTATGATACAATTGGCACTCGTGATAAATTTGGAACTTTCGATCCCATAGTAACAATGGATAGAGTGAAAGATATGTATCTTGGAGCATCAGCTGGTTTTTTTTTAGAAAAGCCTAAAATAATAAGAGTGTCAGATTCAGTAATAGTGGAAGTAAAAGCAAGCAATAAAAAAATACATGCTTTTGAGGCAGTGCTAGATGCCTCACATAATTTTTGGTCAGGTAAGAACCCTCCTCCTGTAGTGTTTACTCAATCATGGAAAACGGAAACAAAATATTCTTGGGTAGATCAATTGTTCACCGAAGCATGGGAAAAATTTGTTGGTAAGGCACGAACCTTTGAGATTGGAAATATGTTTTTTATAGTTCAAGAAAAAGTGTGTCAGACAGTACGGATGTTGCTTGAACGATGGGGCGGCATCTGTATAGGTATGAAATGGGCTAGAGGAGGAGCTCATGAATTTGCTAAACAGTTTGGAATAAAAGCTGGATTGGAAACTAAGAAGAGATTGGGTGATGGCGATTTCTCAGCATTAGATCAAACAATACATTATGTGTTTTTGCAACTTTTTTATACATTAGGAGGAATCTATTATAATCCCAAAAAACCATATTATGACGTGATGATGAGAGTTTTAGAATATTGTGCTCGTCAAATAGCAGCGAGAATAGTCCATATTTGTGCTCGTATGTGGGGTCTGGTCATAGGAAAAATGCCAACAGGAGCATGGATGACTGCTCATGGTAATTCATTCATAGTTCTCTTGTATTTTTTCCTGTTCTGTATAATGCAAAGTTATGAAATGAGTGATGTATTGAAGTCTTATTTCCAAGAACAGATGTTGGATAAAACTGTGATGGCGAGAGTTTATGGCGATGACCACGCACAAGGACAAGATAGAAATTATGAGATAGAAGCTTATATTGGTGAGGACCAATTTGCAAAATGGGTCTCAATGTATGTTGGAGCGACAATAAGAGACATTAGATCGGATGTGCCTTTCGTATCGCCAAAGTCATGTATGGGACATCTGGAAACGGAAAATCTAGTGATGCTGAAACAGTATATGGTTCGTAATCGCAATGTAGAAAAAGGACAGCCCGATTATTTGCCTTTCAGAGGCTGGAAAGATTATGCGATACATGCGGTATGGGGATCTACCGTGAAGTGTCGTGATGTCTACGACATAATGTTGTCAACGGTAGGACATGCTTATGGCACTTATGGTTCAAATTATCCTGCGTGGTTGTGGTTAAAAAA